CCTCGGGCTCGGCAGCTCGCTCTTCTGGCCGGCGCTGTTCAAGAAGATGGACATCACCTTCTGGCTCACCTTCAACGACAAATTCGGCTCGCCCACGGCGGTCGGCAAATATCCGCAGAGCGCACAGCAGCCCGAGATCGACCGCCTCTTGGACGTGCTCTCGGCGATCGCGCAGGACGCCGGCGTAACGATCCCCGAGAACATGATGATCGAGTATCTCGAAGCGACACGCGCTGGCAGCGTCGATGCTTACGAGCGCATGGCGCGCTATATGGACGAGCAGATTTCCATCACGGTCCTGGGCGAGACGCTCTCGACCAATGTCGTCGGCACCGGCGCGCGCGCGGCCTCGGAGACGCATAACGATGTGCGCCTGGAGCTCACCCAAGCCGATGGCGAAGCGCTCGCCGAAACCATCAACGGCAGCCTCGTCAAATGGGATGTCGAGTTCAACATGCCCGGCGCGAAGCCGCCGCTGCTGTCCTGGGAAACCGAGGCCGGCGAGGATTTGAACGATCGCGTCGAGCGGGATCAGATCATCTACGGCATGGGCTTCAAACCCTCGCTGCAATACATCAACGAGACTTACGGCGGCGAATGGACCGAGCGAGAGATGACCGCGCCGCCGCCCGGCGACGGCACGGGGGATGCAGAGCCCGATCCGGCTTTCGCCGAGATCATCAAGCGCGCGCTGACGCCGCGCGGCGAGACGACGGCCGACAAATTCGCGGCGCGCCTCGCCAAGGAGGGCGCCGATCCGATCGAGGCAATGGTCCAGCAAGTACGGCTGCTCTTCGCCGAATGCGGTTCGCTCGAGGAAGCGCGCGATCGCCTCCTCGAGATTTTTCCGAAGATGGACGCGAAGGGCTTCGCCGGCGTGATGGAGCGTGCCTTGACGGCCGTCGATCTCGCCGGGCGCTACGAGGCGAAGTGAGATGCCCCGTCTCATCGAGCAAGTCGTAGAGATCGGCCACGATGCGTACGGGCGCCGCGTGACGATGAAGCGTCGCCTCAACTACGACGGAAAGATTCTCTGGTCCATCCGTTCAAGTCCTGTCAACGTGCGCGACGAAGGCGAGAAGATGGACGGCCTCACAGACGATAATGTCCGCGAGATGGTTCGCGCGCTCGATGTGATCAAGCGTTAGGCGCGCATCCATGATGGACCTCCCGGATTTGCGGCCGTTGGTTCGAGCAGCCGGCATTGTATTGGCGATCTCGCTTCCGCTCTCAGTTTGGAAACTCACGCAGATCGTGATTTTCGTGATCTCTCATCTTCACTGGCGTTAGCATGGCCTGCCACACCGTCGTCGTTAACGGCTTCGCTGCCATCGTGTGCGGCGTGCGGGAGCGCCGAAAGAAATGCTCCGCGGCCGGATGCTCGCGGCATGGCGAGCTGCTTTGCGATTGGAAAATCGGCGACGGCAAAACCTGCGATAAGCCGATCTGCCCAGGGCATGCGCTCCATGTCGGCGATGACAAGGATCTGTGTCTCGACCATCGCGAAGCCTATCGCCAATGGCTCGCGCGGCGCGGTGCGTGATGTGCGGTTGCTGCAAAGGACGCCGCAGAGTGGTCGGCGCGGATGGCGAGCTTCGCCCATGTAGCCGATGGTACGTAGCGAAGTGGAAAGCATTCCAAGCTGCGAAACCAAGGGCCGTCGCAGATGGCTGACGAGGATTACGGCCGGCTTCCCTTCAATGAGGCGATCTCGTTCTTTCGCCAGAAGGTCAATGTTCCGTCGCCGCGCTGGACCGATCTCCTCGAAGGCGCGCATAGCCGCGCCTTCACCGTCGCCGGCGCGACCAAGGAGGGCATGCTGGTCGATTTCAGCGCGGCGATCGACAAGGCGATCGCGCAAGGAACCACGCTCGAAGAGTTCCGCAAAGACTTCGACAGCATCGTCACGAAGTACGGTTGGGATTACAACGGCACGCGCGGATGGCGAACGCGCGTGATCTACGACACCAATCTGCGCACCGCCTATGCCGCCGGCCGCTGGCAGCAGATGACCGATCCCGACGTCGTGAAGCTGCACCCGTTCTGGCGCTATCGCCACAAGGACGGCGAGCTGCATCCGCGGCCCGAGCATCTCGCATGGGACGGCTTGACCCTCGACGTGAGCGATGCCTGGTGGCACACGCATTACCCGCCGAACGGCTGGGGTTGCCAATGCTTCGTCGAGCCGATCACGCGGCGCGAGATGGACGGGCGCTCTACCGACAAAGCGCCGCCGCTCGATATGCGCAAGGCGCGGCTGATGACATCGGCCGGCCCGATCGCCATCGACGTACCGCGCGGCGTCGATCCGGGCTGGGGCTACAGCGTCGGCGAGACCGCTTTCGGCACGAAGCTTCCCGAAGCGACGATGCAAGCCTGGCGCGAGCAAGGAAGCGCAGCCTTCGAGCGGTTGACGCCGGGCGATTGGCGCTCGGCCGGCCTCAAGCGGCAGTTACCGATCGACGATCCCGCAGCGAAGCTCGGCGCAACCGCCGGCTCGATCGAGCAGCTCCGCGCCGCGATCGAGCGCGCGATCGGCGCCGAGCAGAAAGTCATCGAAGGACCGGACAGCGAGCCCGTGCTGGTGGATGCCGACGCGCTCTCGCAGCATCTGCCGCTCGATCGCGCGGCCTTCGTGCCGCTGCTGCCCGAGGCGATCGCCGATCCCGCCGAGATCTGGCTCGCCTTCGAGAAGCACAAGGGCACCGGCCAAGTCGTGCTGCGCAAGCGCATCCTCAAAATCATCCGAGATCCGCGCAATCGAGCCCGCGGCATGCTGCTCGTGGCGCAAGCCTCGCGTGGCGTGATGGAAGCCTGGACGCTGTTACCGACCGATCGGCTAGACTATCTCAACGCGCAGCGCGTCGGTCGCTTGATGTGGGCGCGCGATATTTCGACGGAGAGGTAGGGATGGTGAAACATCACCTAGAATTGACCGCTGAACAGGAGAAGCTCATCGCCGTCGTCAAGGCGGGCGGAGACGCGATCATGCTATTGCTCGATTACGCAGGTCAAAGCCGCGAAGGAGAAATCGCGAAGACGAAGATCAAGGAAGCCGTGATGTGGTCAATTAAGCATCTCACGCGGTGAGAGCCTTAGAGCTCGCGCGCGCCGCGCGGGTCGATTTCCTTGATGCGCATCGTCGGCGATTCCGTCGCGGCAGGCGACGACTGTCGCACGGGCGTCGATTGCTCGGCGAGTGCCGCTGTGATGCGCGCTTGACGGGTCCATTCGCGATAAAGCGCGCGATCGGCGCTGAACGTCACCGGCCTCGGCTTGCTCGGAAGTTTGTATTCGCTGAAGATCGCCGCGAATTGACGTCTCAGCAGCGGATTGAGGCGTGTCGGCGCGAAGGTTCGATATCTGCTATGTCTCATCTTCGCGCTGCGCTGGTGGGGACATCGGCGATGCAGCCGCCGTATCACCTGGCGACGGTTGACGGAGCTGCATCCCGACCGTCGCCTTCGGTGATGTGAGAATAGGCATGGCACAGGTTTCGATCAAGGTAACGGTAAAGGACCAAGGCGTCAGCGACGCGATCGCGCGCGTGACGGCCGTCGATCGCAACCTCATCCCGCCGCTCTTCAAGAATTGGGGCGAGTACCAGTTGAAGGCGACACGGGCGCGCTTCCTCGCGGCGCGCGGCCCGGACGGCAAGCCCTGGACGCCGCTCAATCGCGTCTATGCCGCCGGCAAGCGCGGGCCCGGCATCCTGCGCGAAAGCGGCCAGCTCATGGGCTCGCTGGTTTATCAGGTGACCGCCAACCAGCTCGCCTGGGGATCGCCCAAAGTCTATGCCGCGATCCACCAAAAGGGCGGCACGATCGTCCCGCGTTCGGCCGACGCGCTCGTCTTCCGCCTCGGCAACGAGACGGTGTTCGCCCGGAAGGTCACGATTCCGGCGCGGCCTTACCTCGGCGTCTCGGCCGAGGACCGCGAGGTCATGGGCCAGATGGCGGATGACTTTCTCGCCGCGGTTTGGACCGGCCGGCCGTAAGGGTTGCCATCCGGCCGCGATTTGGTGGCCGGTTTTGCGAGTCGCCCCTAAATCTGGGTTTCGTCCAGAAATCGCCACAGAAGGGCCACGAAGCGCCGGACCCCTATCACCCTACCCCCCTGGGGGCACTTGGCGCTGTAACCCCCCATTAAACCCTTTAGAAATCGATCGTGCGGCCGAGGTCACGTCCCGGATTCCGCCCCGCTGGACTTCGCCCCCGGAAATCGGGCAGGCTCGACCCCGCCTGCCGGTCCCGAAATCGGCATCCCGGCAGGCCCTCCCGATCGCCTTGGCCGCCCGTTCCCCGGAAATCCTTCCGGGTAACGCGCCGCGCCTCAAGCCGTCAGTGTCGGCCATCCTTTCGGCCGGCGATTTCGCGCCGGTCCTTTCGTGGGCTCGGGGACGGCGTGACGGCAATCGAGATTTTCCGCAGCGGCAAGCACGAGGCGACGTCCGGTGAGACGATCGCCTTCTCGGCTGCCGATCTCGCGGCGATCGCCGGCGGCTACGACCCGGCGGCGCATGAAGCGCCCGTCGTCGTCGGTCACCCCAAGCTGGACGCACCGGCTTACGGCTGGATCAAGGGCCTCACGGTCGAAGGCGATCGGCTGCTCGCCGATCCGCATCAGATCGAGCCGCAATTCGGCGAGCTGCTCAAGGCCGGCCGCTTCAAGAAAGTCTCGGCGGCGTTTTATCGCCCCGACGATGCCGGCAATCCGAAGCCCGGCGCGTACTACCTCCGCCATGTCGGTTTTCTCGGCGCGCAGCCGCCAGCGATCAAAGGCTTGAAGCAAGCCGAGTTCGCCGCCGGCGATCGCTTCATCGAATTCGGCGAGCCCCAATTTGGTGAAGTCAGCGACAGCTTCATCGTGCGCTGCTTCCGGCGCATGCGCGAATACATCGCGAGCCGCGACGGCATGGATGCCGCCGATCGCGTGCTGCCCGCGGACGAGCTCGACCATGCGGCGCATGTCGCCGCCCAACCTGAGGACGATGACGACATGGATACGAATTTCGCTGAGCGGCAACGCGAGCTCGACGAAAAGGAAAAGGCGCTCGCCAAGCGTGAGGGTGAGCTGAAGGCCAAGGAAGACACTGCCACCGCGCAGGCTGTCGCTTTCGCTGAGGGCGAGCGCAAGCAGCGTGTCGCCGCGTTCGGCGGCTTCATCGACGGGCTCGTCAAGGATGGCAAGATGCTGCCGGCGCTGAAGCCCGGCCTCGTTGCTTTCGCCGAGAAGCTCGGCGCCGAGCCTCTCGAATTCGCGGAAGGCGACGGCAAGACGGCGAAGATCGCGCCGCTCGATTGGCTCAAGCAATTCCTCGGCACCGCGTCGAAGGTCATCACCTTCGGCGAGGCGGCAAAGAAGGAAGGCAGCGACGCGGTCGCGACAGATTTCGTTGCGCCGCCTGGCGCGCAAGTCGATCGCGGTCGGTTGGAGCTCCATCAGAAGGCGCTCGCCTACGCCGAGAAGAACAAGGTCGATTACATGACCGCGGTGCGCGCGGTCGAAAAAGCCTAAACCGCAGGAGACGAATCCTTTGTCGCAACAGATGCGTTCAATCATGGCCCTGTCGGTTCTCGCCGGCGGCGCCATCACTACTCGCCGCTTCGTCGGCTTCGACGGCAATCAGGCCAGCGTGCAGGGCCAGAAGGTCTCGGGCGTTGCGCGCGCCGCTTCCGTCGCCGGCGGCGACTACATTCCTATCGACGTCATCGGGACTGCGATCGTAGAGGCGGGCGCAGCGCTCAATCCGGGCGACACCGTCATCAGCGACAATCAGGGCCGCGCGATCGCGACCACGGGCCCGCTCGCGATCAAGGCGGGCGCCGTGGCCGTTACGTCGAATGCGGCGAATGGCGCCGGCGATCTGCAGGGCTCCGACTTGCCGGAGTTCATTTGCGGGCGCGTCGCGCCAGGGCAGTCGTCGAGCGCTGCTGGCCAGTTCGTCGAAATCATCCTCGGGAGATAAGCGGCTATGGCCGACATCATCACTTCGCAGCTCTCGCCCTCGCAGACGAGGGTCATCGATCCGATCCTTTCCAATATCGCGCTTGGCTACAAGAACGCCCAGCTCATCGGCGAGACGCTCTTCCCGCGCGTTCCGGTGCTCGTCAGCGGCGGCCAGGTGCTGCAGTTCGGCAAGGAAGCGTTCAAGCAATACGCGACGCGCCGTGCGTGGGGCTCCGATACCGGTCGCATCAGCTTCGGCTATCAGGGTGCGAAATACGCCCTGGTCGAGGACTCGATCGAGATCCCGCTGCCGCGCGAGCTCATCCGCGATGCGCAGCAAGTGCCGGGCATCGATGTCGCGTCGATCGCGATCAACATGGGCATGGACGTCATCTCGCTGCAGCTCGAGCGCGACCAGGCCGCGCTCGCGGTCAATGCCGCCAATTACGACGGCAGCCACAAGATCACGCTCTCGGGCACGTCGCAATTCTCGAACGCCGCTTGCGATCCGGATCCAATCATCGATACGGCGCGCGAAGCCGTTCGCACTTCGATCGGCCGCTATCCGAACGTCATGGTGCTTTCGGCTGTCGCCTTCAAGGCGCTGCGCCGCAACGCGACGCTCAAGGCGCACTTCCAATACACGACGGCTGCTTCGATCACCGAGCAGATGATCGCGCAGTATTACAGCTTCGACAAAGTCGTGGCGGCGCCGGCGGTGACGTCGGACGATGCCGGCAATTTCTCGGACATCTGGGGCAACAACGCGATCATCGCCTACGTCCCGCAGCAGAACGTCTCGATGATCAATCCGAGCTACGGCTACACCTACACCATGGCCGGCCATCCGATGGTCGAGACGCCCTACTGGGACCCGAAGGCGAAGTCCTGGGTATACGGCACCACCATGGAGCGCGCGCCGCAGCTCACCGGCATCACCGCCGGCTACCTGCTCCAGAACCCGAATTGATTTGCGCGCGGAGTAGAGCAGCCCGGTAGCTCGTCAGGCTCATAACCTGGAGGTCGCGAGTTCGAATCTCGCCTCCGCACCCAGATCGCTTAACCAGAGGAAGACATGGCAAAAGTCGAGAAGGACACGAGCCCGAAGGGCGAATACCCGGTGCTATCGCCGCTGCATCACGACGGCGAGCTCTATGACGTCGGCGACAAGGTGACGCTCACCGAACGCCAGGCGAAGGCGCTCCCGGAAGGCACCGTCGAGCTCCCGAAGGAAAAAGCCGCGAAGTAATCGCGCGCTTGTAACCCCGTGACCTACGCGACGCAACAGGACCTGATCGACCGCTTCGGCTTGGACGAGATCACACAGATCTCGGATGAGACCGGCAGCGGCACGCTCGACACGGGTCGCGTCGCGCAAGCGCTTGCGGACGCCAACGCGCAGATCGATGGCTTTCTCGGCACGCGCTACACGCTGCCGCTGAGCACGATCCCCGCGGCGCTCAATCTCATCGCTTGCGACGTCTCGCGCTATCGCCTGGCGCGGCTTCCAGCCGACGAGATGCGCCGGCGCTATGAAGACGCGTTGCGCTGGCTCGGCAAGGTCGCAACCGGCGAATATGGGCTCGGCGTCGATGCCGAAGGCCAAGTGCCTGCCGAGACGAGCGGCGTTCAGATCTCCGGCGATCGGCGCGTCTTCACGCGCGAGATGCTCGACGACTTCATCCATCCGCGCGACGGCATTGGACCTCGGCGATGATCGAAAGCGTCGAGAAGGCAATCATCGCGCGCGTGCAAGAAGCCGTTACGGTCGATGGCCGATCGCTCATCCGCGATTGCGACAGCCTTCCCACGAACCTCACCGAGCAGGAGCTTCAGCGCCGGCTGCGCAATGTGCCTGGCGTCTATGTCGCGTTCCTCGGCGGCGCCGCGATCCAGGAGACTGAAGCGGCGATCGACGCTGAGTACGTTCTCTATTTCCTCACCCGCAATGCCGGCAGCGAGAAGCAGCGCCGCACCGGCGACGCGACCGCGATCGGCGCCTACGAACTGATGAAGCTCGTGGTGCCCGCGATCAATGGGTTGCGCATCAAGGATGTCGGCTCGCTCACCTTCAAGAGCATCGCGAACCTCTTTGCCGAAAATCTCGATGCGCAAGGCATCTCGCTCTATTCGGCGGCCTTCACGATCCCGATGGTTTTCGATACGGCCGATCCGCCGATCGGTGAGGTGACGCCGTTCGAGACGTTCCATGCCGATTGGATTTTGAAACCGACGCAATCCTACACCGGCACGCTGCCGGCGCCGGCGCAGGATGTCGCGGCGCAAGACGACGTTTCGCTTCCTCAGGAGTGATGATGCACACGATCCGCCTCCGCACGATCGAAGGGCGCCGCATGCGCGATCCGACGCAGCCCAAGCGGCCGGTGATTGCGACCGGCACCGTCTTCGACGCGTCGATCCACAATATCCATTGGCTGCGCCGCCTGCGCGACGGCGACGTCGAGGAAGTGCTGCGGAAGGCGCGTGTCGCAAAGGGCCGCACCGTGACGTTGCCGGCCGAGCAGGAAGGCGCCGAGCCGCGCCAGCTCAAGGAAGGAACGGTCGCGGAGATCTCCGCGCTCGACGATCACTGGCGCCTGGCGCTGGAGCGCGGCGATGCCGAGCTCGTGCCCGAGCCGGAAGAGAAGAAGCCCGTTAGCGCCGCCGCGCCGGCGGCCGCCGCTAACGGCGCGAGCAAGGAGTAACTGACGCATGCAAGCGGGCGATTTCCTCCAGGTCCCGGTCAACCTCCGCATCCCGGGTCAATTCGTCGAATTCAACAACGCCGGCGCGCTTCGCGGCACGCCGCCGAAGCCGAACCGCATCCTCGTGTTCGGCCAGATGCTTGCCGCCGGCTCGGCGCCGGCGAACACGCCGATTCTCATCAGCGGCGGCCAGTCCAATTGGACCACGCTCTTCGGCCGTGGCTCGCAGCTCACGACGATACTCAACAAGCTGCGCGCGGCGAATTCCTTCGATGAGTGCTGGGCAATCGCGCAGGCCGACAACGGCGCCGGGACGGCCGCGACCGGTTCGATCAAGTTCACGGCGCTCCCCGCCGTCGCCGGCACGCAGAATTTCTATATCGCCGGCCAGCTCGTGCAGATCGCTGTCGCGCCCACGGGGATGACCCTGGCGCAAATAGCGACGGCGCTCGCGGCTGCCATCAACGCCGATCTCGATCTGCCGGTCACGGCACAAGTCGACGGCGTCGACACGACCAAGGTCGATCTCACCTGCATCCACAAGGGCGTGGACGTCGGCAATATCGACATCCGCACCACGTACTTCGCGAACGACGCGAATGTGCAGGGGCTCGGCATGACGATCGTGCAATTGTCGGGCGGCGCGGGCAATCCGCTGATCGCGACCGCGATCGCCAATCTCGGCAATACCTGGTTCGTGCATTGGGTGATGCCTTACACGGACGGCACCAACCTCACGGCGCTTCAGACGGAGCTCGATCGCCGCCTCGGGCCGCTCGTCCAGCAGGAAGGCCACTCCTACATCACGTCAACCGGCAGCGTCGGAACGCTCGCCACCTTCGGGCAGACGTTCAACACCAACGAGCATTCGTGCATGGGCGTCAACAAGAGCCCGACGCCGCCCTATCTCTGGACGGCTGTGCTCGCCGGCGTCTGCGCCGCGAGCCTTGGCATCGATCCGGCGCGCCAGGTCGCGCAGCTCCAATTGCCCGGCATCCTCGCGCCGGCAATGGCCGATCGCTTCATCGACAGCGACAAGAACAACCTCCTCTTCGACGGCATCTCAACCTTCGATGTCGACGACGGCGGCAACGTGACGATCAACAACCTCATCACGATGTACCGCAACAACCCGGCGGGCCTGCCCGATCCGTCCTATCTCGAAATCGAGACGATGTTCGCGCTGTTCTATATGCGCTTCAGCCTGCGCGTCTTCGTCGCCAATCAATGGCCGCGTTACAAGCTCGCCGACGATGGCACCGTGATCCGCCCCGGCGCGCCGGTAACGACGCCGTCGAAGGTCAGGGCCGGCATCGTCGCGCTTGCGGCGCGCGATTGGGACGGTTTCGTCATGGACGATCTCGACGCCTTCAAGGCGGCGATCAACGTCGTTCGCGACAACGACGATCCGGATCGCGTCAACGCGCTGCTGCCGCCCAACATCATCGGCAATCTGCGCCGCTTCGCCGGCCAGATCGCCTTCACGCTGTAACGGAGACCCGCGATGGCTGCCCGAACCGGCAAAGCCTACATCTACATCAACGGCGTGCTGCAGGAGGCGATGGCCGGCGCGAAGCTCGATGGCGTCGGCGGCTCGACGCGCGAGCTCGTCAAAGGGACACAGCGCTACGGCTATTCCGAAGAGGTGAGCGATATAAAGCTCACGTGCTCTTTCGCGCACGGTCCCGGCATCTCCGTCGAGGCGCTGAACGCGATCACCGATGGCGTGGTCCAGTTCGAGTGCGACAGCGGCCCGATCTTCACGCTGACCGATGCTTTCAACATGACGGCCGATCTCGATGTCGCCGGTCATAAGGTCGATTGCACCTTCGGCGCGATGGACAGCCAGGAAGCCGGCGCGGCCGACAGCACGAGCGCTTAAGACCGTTTCGGTTTTCCTTTTTGAGGAGTGAGAGATGAGCGAAGGCGAAGGCACAGCCGTATCCGAGGACGAAGACAAGCGCGCATTAAATGGCGACGGCCAGCCGATCGACGGCACGCGAAAGAACGATGACGGCACCGTCACGATTTTCCTCGAGACGCCGATCAAGGTGATGAACCGCGACGTCGACGAAATCACCCTCAAGCGGCCGCGCGGTAAGCAGATGCGCGGGCTCGATTCTGATCCCGGCGTTATGAGCGCAACGCTCAAATTCGTGGCAGCCCTGGCCAATATCCCGCCGTCCAGCGTCGACGATCTGGATGCGGCCGACTGCCGGGCCGCGGGAGAAGTCATCAAGGGTTTTACGCGAAAGACGCGGGTCGCTGGCGGCAACTGATCGCCGAGACGTCCTTCGTCTTGCATTTCGGGTTAAGGGACTACGACGACATGAGCCTAGATGCGTTGGAGCGCTGGCATGGAGAGGCGAAAGCCATTCTCGATGCTATGGCGTCGAAGCGCGAGAGCTGAGCGATGTCCGATCCGCTCAAGCTCCAATTCATCATCGAAGCGGTCGACGGCGTGCGTGGGATCGCGAACGGCGTGCTCGGCGGCGTCAAGAGCATGGCGCGCAATGTCGTCGGTGAATTCGCCGGCATCACCCGCGCGACGGAAGGCTTCAGCAGGTCTTACGCCGGCATCGCGACAGCGATCGGCGGCGGCTTGGAGATCCGCGATCTCATCGGCCAGGAGGACATGTTCAACCGCTTGCGCGTGCAAAACGACATGACCGAAGGCGCGATCGAGAAGCTGCATGAAACGATCGTCAGCACGGCAAAGGATGCGAAGATCAATCTTCACGACATGCTCGGCGCTGTGAGCGCGTTCAGCCTGGCGGGCGGCGACGTTGCCAAATTCGGCGAGGACGCGAAAACAGCCGCTGCCATGATCCAGCTTCTGGGCGGCCAAGGCGATGACGTCGGGCGCACGATCGCGGCGCTTCGCAATCAGCTCAATGTCGACGACGTCACGCGTTCCGTTGCGACCCTCTACGAGCAGACGAAGAACGTGCAGGGAGGATTCGGCGCGGCGGCGAAGAACATCAACGAGCTTGCTGCGATGTACCACGCGCTCGGGCATACGGGCACCGACGCCGCGCGTGAGCTTGGCGCCGTCTATGCGGTCATCTCCGAAGGCACACGCGGAACGGCGCGCGAGGCCGGCACGGAGATGAAAGGCTTGCTCTCCGCGCTCAGCGATCCCGTCGGCGAGCTCCGTGGCAGGCTTTTGTCCATGGGCGTGATTAGCTCCGAGGATTTCGGCTTCGACAAGCAGAAGATGCATGCCTCGATTTCCGACATCGTGAAGGGCATGGTCGCGTTCAGCGCCAAAAGCGACACGAATGCAGGTCTCATGGCGCACTTGCTCGGCCCCGACCTGATGCGCGACCTCATGACCGGCTTCGCGCGTCCGGAGTTGCTCAATCAGAAACTCGATGTAGCCGGCGATCCGAAGAAATTCTTCGGCGACGCGTCAGAAGCCGCAAAGTCGCTCACGGGTAGCCTCAACCAGCTTAAGACCACGATCGACGAAATCGGCAATAGCTGGTTCGCTCAACCTTTCAGATGGATGGCCTGGGCGCTGAGTGCGTGGCACGGTCTTGTCGGCGCGATCGTTGCCGTCGGCGGCGCGATCGCGATCCTCGGTAATGTGCTCCCGTGGGTTCGTGGTGGCTTTCAAACTTTCTGGAATTTGCTCGTGTGGGGAGCGACTGTTGCAATACCGGCCGTCATCGGCACGGTTTCGACGGTCGCCGAAGTCATCGCCACCGCATCGGCCGCGATGCTCGAGATGCCCTTCGTCGCGATCCTCGGGGGCATCGCCGCAGTCGCTACTGCAATCACCGCCGTCATTTACAGCCTGACGCATGCAAAGGAAATGGCGGATGCGCTGAAGCTCCCTGACGGCGGCTCGATCAATCCTTTCACGGGCCAGGTGGTATCGCCGGCAGGCGTGCCGCAGACGTCGAGCTGGGACGATTGGTGGCGCGTCATAAACCCCGCGAACATGTTCGGTGGCGCTCCGGCCGCGCCTTCGCGCAGCGAGCTCGCGCCGCAGCGTTCCGATCGGCTTCCGGCGTTCGGCGGCGCGCCTGCGCCGGGCGCAGCGGCGAATAACCAGGTCAACGGCCAGGTGACTGTCACCTTCGAGAACGCGCCTTCCAACCTCGCTGTGAAGAAAACCGAGAGCGACAACCCCAACGTCGATCTCGACGTGAACATGGGCTACGGCCTGATGATGGTGCCGTGATGCGCGCGCTGGCCGAAAGCAATCCCGTCAACTGGGCGCCTCCGGCGAAGCCCGCGAAGGTTTTGCTCGACGCGCAGATCATCGAGCTCCGCCGGGAGATCGCGCTGCGCAAGAACTACTACGCGCGTTTCGTCGGCGAGGGGCGGCTTGCCGCATCAACCGCTGAGCACCGCATCGCCGCGCTGGAGAGCACCGTCGCGACGCTCTCCGCGCTGCGCTCCTTCGACCTGGAGCGCGGCCGATGAGCTGGTGGACGAAGCATCCTTCGCCGACAGGCTGGTCCGCTAAACGTCGGCTGCCATCTCCATTATTTGCTCGAATGCTAATGCGGCTTCGGCCTCTTCTTGGGCGCCGAGCCACGAGCGTGCGGCCATGAGCTCGTTCAACCAGATATTTCGATCCAGCGCTCCCGATTTGGCGAGGCTTCGCGCCAACGCCATCGTGAGCGTGAACACGGCGAGACATTTTGCTTCGGGTCCAGCCTGCATCGATCCCTCCCTTTTGGGAGGCACGTTAGCATGAGCTGGCGCGACAATCTCCGCCAAGGCTCGTTCCGCGACGTGCCGTTCCAATGGATCGACGACGCCGCTCAAGGCGGCGGCCGGCGCGGCCCCGACCATCAATTCCCGCTGCGTGACACGCCCTACGCCGAGGATCTCGGGCGCCAGGCCGAAACCTTCACGCTGAACGTGGTCACCATCGGCGCCAACGAAGACGACGATCGGAAAGCGCTGCGCGCTGCCTGCGCCAAAGCCGGACCCGGCAAGCTCGTCCATCCGCTCTGGGGCGAGATGACGGTCATGTGCCGCGGCTGCAACTTCCGCGTCAGTACAAGCAAGCTCGGCGTGAGCTATTTCGTCCTGACGTTCTCCGAAGCCGGGAGCCAGGCGAACGCCGCGACCGTTAGCGCCAGCACGCCCGCACAGACGACGGCGACGGCGGCTAATGCCCAAGGCGCGAACCAGGGTAACTTCGGCAATTCCTTCGCGGCGCTTCCTGCCGGCGGTCCCGTTGCGCTCTCGGGCCAATCGGACAGCTCTTCGATCCTCGGCACGGTGAGCTCGGTCGCGATGACGATCCGCAGCGACGCGCGCGCGGCTTTCGCCGTCGCCTCGCAGATCTCGGCGGCGATCGGCAGCGTCGCCTCGTTGGTCGCCGCGCCGCTCCAGCTCGCCGGCGCGATCACCGGAATCGTTCGCGCCGTCTCGATCTTGACCGCACCGCCGCCCGGCCCGGTGCGCAAGGCGCTGATCGGCACGCTCGACCCAGCGGATCCGTCGAGCGCGATCCCGAGCGCCATCCTGGCGCAGCTCGATGATCCGGTGACCGGCGTGAGCAATGACGATCCCGACGAAGACACGATCGCCGCGATCCTCAAAGCCTTCACGACGCTTTCGACGGTCGATCCGAGCTACGAGCTCGTGCAGAGCGCGCCGCCGCCGGTGACGCTCTGGACGCCGCCGCCGCAAGCGACGCCGACGCTGCAAGCGCAATTCGACAACCGCGCCGCGTTGCTCGCCCTGACGCGGCGCGCCGCGCTCGCCTGCGCCTGCCAGGCCGCGACGGCGCGCAGCTTCCCGAGCTACCAGGACGCGATCGCGACGCGCGACGATCTCGCCGCGCGCCTGGCGCTGGAGATCTTCGCGGCTGATGATGAGGCGAGCTTCAACGCGCTGCGCGCCCTGCGCAACGCGACGATCCGCGACATCACCGCGCGCGCCGCCTCTTTGCCGCAGCTCGTCACGCTGACGCCGGCGGCAACGCTGCCGGCGTTGCTCTTGGCCTTTAAGCTCTATGACGATCCCGAGCGCGAAGACGAGATCATCGCGCGCAACGATATCGCCTTTCCGGCCTTCGTGCCCGGCGGCCAGCCGCTCTTGGTGCTGAATGCCTGAGGTGCTGCTCAACATCGCCGGCCGTGCCTATGGCGGATGGAAGGCCATCTCGGTCAATCGCACGATCGAAGCATTGGCTGGCTCCTACGAGCTCAAGCTCGCAGAACGCTACCCCGGACAGCAGGCGAAGGCCCAGATAGCACCGGGCCAGGCGGCCTCGCTCTCGATCGACGGCAAGACGGTCATCACCGGCTTCACCGACGATGTCGAGCCGGCATACGACGAAAAAACTCACGACCTCACGATCCGAGGCCGCGATGCGACCGGCGATCTCATTGATAGCGACGCTATCCCGCCCGCCGGGCAGCTCGGACAATGGCTCGACACTCCACTTCTGACCCTCGCGAAGACGCTATGCGATCCTTTCGGAATCCCCGTATCCGCCGACGTCGACACCGGCGATCCGTTGCGCATCTTCAAGATAGAGCTTGGCGAAAAAGTGTTCACGGCGATCGATCGTCTCGCGCGCTTGCGCCAGGTGCTCGCGACGTCGGACGGCAAAGGCGGCTTGCATTTCACGCGCGCCGCATCCGGCGTCGCGCATTCGGCGGTGAAGCTCGGGCAGAACGTTAAGCGAGGCCGCGGACGCCTCTCGTGGCGCGAGCGCTTTTCCGATTACATCGTGATGGCGCAGCTAGCCGGCGTCGATTCGGTCGATGTTGAGACGAGCGCAGGGCTTTCAGCTACCGCGAAAGACCCGGGCGTTACGCGCTATCGCCCTAAGCTCATTCTCGATGATCTGACGGACTTCAATGACGGCATCTTCAAGCAGCGCGCCGAATGGGAAGCATCGGTACGCGCCGCGCGAGCTCGCCGCATTATCGAGACCGTCAATGGCTGGTATGACGCGAACGGAGCGCTGTGGCGGCCGAACGATACCGTAGAGCTCACTGACGATTTCCTGGCGAGCTATGGCTCGTTCCTGATTTCAGGCGTCCGCTTGACGCTCGATGACGATGGCGGCGAGCTCGCGGAGCTAACGCTCGTCTCGCCCGACGCCTTCCTGCCGCAGCCGATGGGGAAAAATCCCGATTGGCAGGCCGCCGGCTATTTGGGAGGGAGTTGATGGACGCGCGGTCTTTCAACCGTTACCTCGATCCGCTCAAGCGCCGGACGAGGCTCATGGCGACGCGCAGCGTCCTGGACCGCGTCGACAACAGCGGCGGCCGCCAAACCGTGCAAATCCATCGTTATGGCGGCATGGATGGTGACACCGGAATCGAGCGCTTCCAGAATTACGGTTTCGCCTCATGGCCGAAACAGGGCGCCGAAAGCGTGGATCTTGCGCTCGGCGGTAACGGCGCGCATCGCGTGACAATCTGTGTCGATGATCGCCGGTTTTACTTCCGTGTCACCGATGAAGGTGATGTCGCGGTCTATGACGATCGCGGCCAATATGCGTGGCTTTCGGCCACCGGCATCAAGGTGAGTTCGCCGCTCGGCATCGACGCTGAGACGACGCAAACGCTGCGCCTCGCCGGCAAGGTCGTACAGATCCACGCGACCGATGAATTCCGCTTTGACGTCAACGGCCATGGCCAGGTGTGGCTCCCCACGAAGGTCGACACGTGGCAGACGGGCGAGGTCGCGGGCACGGCGCATCCGATCACGCCACCTGAAGTTCCGGAATGAGCGATCTGATGCTCGCCTGGGACAACGACACACAGACCGCCGATCTCGTGCTCGAGGACGGGCAGCTCGCGACCGACGACACGCTGCAAACCTCCGTCATCGTGTCGCTCTTCACCGATCAACGCGCAGACGATGACGACGTGCTGCCGGATTACGTCTCGCCGCAGATGCCGGGCTCGGGCGATCGCCGCGGCTGGTGGGGCGATCACTATCTGCCGGATGCGTTAGCAGCGATCGCAGCCGGTCTCGGTCTAACGCCATTGCCCGTCGATCGCTGGGGCTCGCGCCTCTGGCTTCTCTTCCGCGTGAAGGATACGAGCGAGGCGCTGCAGCGCGCGAAGGAATACGCGCAAGAGGCGCTGCAATGGATGCTCGATAACGACGTCGCGAGCGCGGTGAATGTCATCGCGTCGTCGGTTGCCGGCGACCCAGGCTCGGCGCGCACGCTTCTCCTTCAGATCGAGATCGTGAAGCCGGACAAGACGACGGAGAACTACGCCTTCGATTATGCGTGGCGCGCGCAGGCGTTGGCAGCATGACCGCGACCGTCGCCTTCAATCCGCCATCGCTCGCCTCGATCGTCGACGGCGTCGCCGGCGATCTCGAGACGGCGATCCCCGGCGCCGATGCGCGGCTGCCGCGCAGCGCGCTCGCCGGCATCGGCTACGCGAAAGGCGGCGTCGGCAAGCAGCAGTATTTCTCGATCGCGTGGGTCTATCGGCAGCTTTTCCCCCAAACCGCCGATTTTGACGCGCTGGTTCGCCTCGGATCGCTCAAGGGCGTCACGCCGAAGCTCGCCTCGGCGGCCAGCTTCGTCTTCAACATCACCGGCAATAACGGCGAGTTCGCGACGACGGGCTTGATCGTCAAGCGCTCGGATGGCGCGCGCTTTGCGATCGGCGGCGACGCCACGGTCGCAGGCGGTAACGCTGCGGCGACCGTGACGGCGCTCGTTCCGGGTACCGCCGGCAACACGCCGGTCAACACGACGCTCAACTTCGAGGCGCCGATCGCCGGCATCAACAGCAACGGCACCGCCGGCGCTGTCGTGGCCACGGGCTTCGATGCCGAGACGATCGATGCATTCCGCGGCCGCGTCATCGAAGCGTGGCAGAAGCCACCGCAAGGCGGCGATCTGGATGATTTCGTGATCTGGGCGAAACAGGTCGCGGGCGTCACGCGCGCCTGGGCGTTCAAGAACTGGATGGGCGTCGGCTCGGTTGGCGTTCTCTTCGTGCAGGACAACAATCCGGCCGGCATCATCCCGAGCGGCGGCGACGTCGCAACGGTGCAAGCCTATATCGAGACCGTCGACCCGGTGATCGGCGAGCTATTCGTGGTCGCGCCGACGGCGCTCAACCTCAATCCGACGATCCATCTCAGTCCCGACACCGCGGCGACGCGCGCTGCGGTCACTGCCAATCTACAGGCCCTGATCGCAGCGGAAGCCATTCCCGGCGGCTCGACCGCGGCGAGCGGCCTCTTCTACTTGAGCCACATCGAAGAAGCCGTCGATACGGCGGACGGCGTCGTCGACAACGTCGTCTCGCTTCTCGTGGGCGTCGCGCCGGCGAACATCACGATCGGCGCGGGGCAGCTCTTGCAGCTCGGCGCGATAACCTGGGTATGAGCGATGAGTAGCCAGGAAGATTTCGCGATCGTCCACCAGCAGCTCCTCCCGCCGGGGCGCGCCTGGCGCGGGGCGCTGATGCAGCAATTGATGCTCGGCCTCGCCGGTCTCGACGCGCGCGTCGCGCAAACGCTCGAAGACGTGCTCGATCAAGCCGATCCGCGCGGCGCCGATGAGAGCATCGACGATTGGGAGAGCAATCTCGGTTTGCCGGAAGCGTGCATCGGCCAGCTTCCGACGCTGCAAGAGCGCCAGGTCGCAGCCACCGCGAAATACACGAGCGACGGCGGCCAGTCGGAAGCCTATTTCATCGCGCTCGCGGCCTCGCTCGGCTACGCGATCACGATCGACACCTTCACGCCGTTCACGTGCGGGCTCAGTCGGTGCGGCGATCCGCTCGGATCGAAGCGCATGCGCTTCGTGTGGCGCGTGCACGTGCCGGGACCGCGCGCGACGCGCTTCCGCTGCGGCGTCAGCCGCTGCGGCGAGAAGCTGCTCACGATTGCGCGCGCCGCCGATCTCGAATGCGAGCTCAACAAGCTCGGGCCGGCGGCCGGCAATCTCATCTTTGCGTACGAGGGGGTTTAGATGCTTTACAACCCGCCGCTCGGCGGCGCGGCCAACGATCCTTACATCGACGGCAATCCGCTCACGGGCGTCGAGGGCTCGGACGTGCCGGCGGCGGCGATCGAATATCCGCAGCGCGAGATCGAGGCGATCCTTGCCGCGGCCGCGGGGCTCGTCCCGACGAATGCCGATCTGACGCAAACGCTCCAGGCATTGAAGCAGATCACCGGCTGCGGCAACGTCACGTCGCTCGCCGCCACCGGCGCTCTTGTCGCATCGCAGGCCGGCGTGATCCTGATCGACGCGACCGCCGGGAATGTCATTCTCACGCTGCCCGCCGCGAACACTCAGCTCGGGCTGCGCTACGACTTCATCCGCACAGACGCGACGGGCAACAGCGTCACCGTGCAGCGCGCCGGCGCCGACAACATCGACACCGGGACGAGCTTCGGGCTCAGCGGCCAGGGCGCGAGCGCGGGAATCTCGGCGACGAGCGCGACCCGCTGGCGCACGCGTTCCGCCGTCGCGGCTGCACAGACAATTCTCAATGGCTACATCGACGGGCTCACGCTCTCGACGTCTGCCGCGTCAAACGTATTCGGCGTCGCCGCCGGCATCGCCGCCGATCACACCAACGCCGACTATTTGACGCTCGCTGCTGCCGTCACGAAAACCACCGGCGCCTGGACGGCCGGCAGCGGCAACGGCGCGCTCGATACGGGCGCGATCACGAACAACGCTTGGTACGCGTTTTTCATCGTCAAAAATCCGACGACCAAGGCCACCGATATCGCGATCTCGAAAGAGGTCGCCGGCACGACGCCGGCGCCGGCGATGGGCGGCGGATCGGCGCTCAATATCGCCGGCTTCTCGGAGTATCGCTATATCGGCTCGTTGATGCTCGATAGCGGCGGCCACTGGGTTCAAATCGTCCAGAACGGCGATGAATTCACGCTCGTCAATCAATGGGCGAGCAGTGATTTTTCGGGCACGCCGACGACGGCCAACCGAACGTTGACGACGATGAACTTGCCGCTCGGCGTCATCGTCCTGGGTAAATTCAACGTCTCGACTAGCAATTTGCAATCGGTCGGCGTTGGCTCGTCCTACTTCTTATCCGATCCAGCGATCGCTGATGCCGCACCTGTTAACGGCAGTACCCCGCTGGCGTCGATCGAGGTGGGCATCTCCGCAACAACAGGCGGCGCGCCGCAAGTCTCGGTCGGCATGCAAAGCACATGTCGCACCAACACGTCGGCTCAGATCGGCATTCGCGGCTCCATCGCGCAAGGGCTCGTTGTCCAATCGTACGGCTGGGTCGACACGCGCGGCCGCTAATCGAAGGTAGGTTGAACCATGTCTAATTACGTTGCGATCGTTGGTGGTGTGGTGATGCAGGTATTTGCCATTCCGCAGCACGATCCGGCGCCACCAGGCTACGCGGTCATTGAGGATACCGATGCAGCGTGGGTTGCCTATTTGGCTGCTCAGTCTGCAAAGGCCGCGATCGCCGCTGCGCAGACGGCCTATAACAACTTGATCGCCGCGGGCCTCACCGTCACCTCGACGGGCACGCCGGCGGTCGATGGGACCTATGCCTGCGACGACGCGCAGCAGGACATCGTCACCCGCATCCAGGCTTACATCACTAAAAACAACGCGTTCCCCGGCGGATTGTCGGCGGTGCAGCTCCGCAAGGCCGATGGCAGCGGCTACATCGCGATCGGCACTGTCGCGCTCTTCCAGGCAGTCGGCAGCGCGATCGCCGATTTCGTCGCCAAGGCCGATGAGGCCGAGCTCGCCGTGCTCGCCGGCGGCTCATGGGTCGCGCCAAGCAACGCGGTGACGATCGCATGAACCGCTTCGTCAAGCTCATCCGCGTAATGTGCGAAGTCCACGAGATCGCGGCGAAGCCCGAGCGCCTCGTGCTCGACGAAAAGCGTTTGAGCAAGCTCTCGGAGTACGAGCGCGCCATCGAGATGGCCGCGCTCTCCATCCGTCTCGCTGTGATGCTGGATGAAGCGAAATGACCGACGTTAACAGCCCCGGCGCCAGCCACAGCGCTCCGCTCTTCAATCGCGAAGCGAAGAAGCGCTTCGATGCGCTCAATGTCGGCGAGCCTTATCTGCTTCGGCGCTTCCTACCGCGCTGTCCGCAAGCGGCGCTCGAGCCCGAGCGGCACCTCGAACATCTGGGCAAGCATCCGCTCGCCTATTCGCCGCCGCTCGATCCGTCGCGCTGTCCCGAATGCGGTGCATCATTGCCGCCGGCGCCCGATGCCGTCTTCCAGGATGCCGTCATCACCAGCCGCAAGCCCAGCATGCTTCTGGCGCGCGCGCTTCTCGCCATAGGCCGCTTTTTCCATTCCATCGCAAAGAGGATCGATCGATGAAAATCAGCTTGGATTGTCGCGTCCATTCCTGCCACGAGACGACAATCGCCGTGCAGGCGATGGGTATGGGCGAACATCAAGGTCGCGCCGGAACGATGTTCTTGCCGGCGCTGTTGGTCGAGCTCGTCACCACGGGACCCGTGCGCATCGTGTTGCCGGCGAAGATCGTCGCCAACGACGATCGCGAGCATCTCGAAGCCCGGCGCCGCTTCGCCATGGGTGCACCGGTCACAGTCGATTTGACGGCCGAAGGCGAGGGCATGACCGAGGAGCAACGCCACATGCTGGCGCGGCATCGGCATCTGCTCGAAGCCGAGGCGATGCAGCCGCAATATGAGGCCGAGCTCGCCGCGCTGCCGGCGAACGCATCGCCGAGCATTCGCGCCGAGCTGGAAGATCACGTGCGCGAGAACAAGGCCGCGATCGCCTTGATGCATGCGAAGCTGTTGCGGCATCACGGCGGCGATGCCGCGAAGAAAGATGCTGCGATCGCGGTGGCGAAACAGGAATGGGCTGACGAAACGCAGGCGGCGATCGAGGCTCTCCCGCATCAGATCGTCGCAGCCGAGAGCAATCTCGCGCGCCACGAGGAAGATGTGGCGAACACGGGCGCCGACGATGTCGGCCGGCCAGTGGCGCTGGAAAAGCTTGCGGCGCACCGCGCCGGCGTCGCCGGGATGCACGGGCGTCATCTCGCCAATCACGATGGCGACGAAGCCAAGGCAAACGCCGCACTCGAAGCGGCGCGCAACACCTAACCATCATCCAAGGAGCTAGCTCGCATGACTGATATTGCATTCGTCGATCGGCCGTGGCGCCCTGTTGCCGCACCGATCGGCACTTCTATTCGCCGCAAAACCAAGGCGATTCTCGGCTGGCTTGCCACCGTCTTCGTCAACGGCGGCACGGCCATCATCACCAACCGCATCATCCAGGCCGGCACGGCGCCGAAGAATATCGGCTGGGGCGTTGGCACCACCCCCGCGGCCGTCACCGACACCGCGCTGCAGACCGAGTCTGCGCCGACGACTTCCGGCGGCCGGACTGTCGGCACGGAGAGCCGCACCACCGTGACGGTCTCGAACGACAACTACCAGATCCAGGGCACGATCACGGCCGTCTCGACGCTCGCGATCACTGAACACGCCACGTTCGATAACGTCACGGCCGGCAATATGCTGATCCATTCCGTCGGCTCGGCGGTCAACGTCAATTCGGGCGATTCCATCCAGGACACCTTCGGCTTGAAGCAGGTCGCTGCGTAATGCCTTTTCCTGGCGGCTATTCTTATCCAGGCGTGACGGATACGCCGGCGAACGTCGCTGCGATCCTCGGCGAAATCCAGGTCGAGATCGCCGCTGCGCCGCCGGCGCTCGCGCTGGACTTGTCGCTCGCCGCCATTCCCTTCGATCCGGTCGATGTGCCTAAGGTCGACAGCGACGGCCATGTGGTTGTCCGTGGCGGCGTAATCGTGACGCAGCAGATCGCCGGCTTGACCGACGCGCAGAAAGTGACGCGTCTCGCGAACCTCGCCTATCTGCGTGGCGTCGCGGCAACGCTCGCCGGCAAAACCACGCCGGTCGATGTTGACGTGCCGGCCGGCGTCGTCATGGACACGCTCATGGTCTCGGGTGCGTGGCCGCCGATCGAGCTCCTGGTTGCTCACGGCACGCCCTCGGGCCAAAAGCCGCCCACCGCGAACGATCTGGCATTGGGCGCCGCGATCGCGCTCGTGCGGCTGTGCACGGCGACACCGGGTAGCCCGTTTCGGATGAGCGATGCGACGACAAAGGCCGCAGTCACAGCGCAGCTCGGGGCTCTCGTCGCAGCCGGCGTCGTGCAGCCGTCCGACCAAGACGCGGTCCTGGCACTCTCGAGCGGTGCGCGGCCGTGGCTCGCTCAATACGGCTGGCCAAGCGATGTCGCTCTCGCCGAGCACGATATCGAAGCCTTCCTGATCAATGCGCAGGGCTGATCGATGACCGGAACCGCAGGCATTCTCGGCGCCGCGCCGACGCTCTTCAATTGGGACCCGTATTCCCAAAGCGTGTTCAACCTGCTGTCGACCGAGCTCAACTCCCTCGCCAACAGCAGCACCACGACGCTATCGACGCTCGGCGCCGCCTTCGACAATAGCGTGAGCGGGGCCGGCGCAAGCTTTGGTGACATCTATGCCGATGTCGAATTCATCGCCGGCGCGGGCTATTCGCCGACTGCGGGCGGCTTCATCGAGCTCTGGCTGCTGCGCACCCTCAACGCCGGCACGAATTACGAAGACGGCTCCAGCAGCATCCCGCCGGCGCGGCCGGCCGACATCATCATCCCGGTGCGCAACGGCACGACGATCACGCCGCGCGCCGGCATGCCCGGTTTGATCCTGCCGCCGGGCGCATATAAACCGCTGGCGCGCAACCAGTCGGGCGCCACCTTGCCGAGCACCGGCAACATCATTCGCATCCGGCCTTATAGCGAACAGTATTAGGCGATGCCCTATGGCGCTCTCGTTCACCGAACGCCTGGGTTTTGGACGCCCGGCCGCAAGCCGACTCCGAGCTTTCCAGTCGAGCTGAATCCCGATGGGCAGCTCGTCCGCGGGCTGGTCATGCTCCTACTCTTCGACGGCCCTAGCAAGACGGGCTCGTTCAAAGACTATGCGCGCCTCAATCGAATCCTGACTCTGAGCAATGAAGCGATTAACCCTTCGGCCATGGGGCAGGTTGCTCATGCTACGACAACTGCCGGCGGCATCACCTTCACGCCCGCTTCGGCATCTTTGGCGAAGTGGTCATTCTCGGCACTGACATTATTCCCGATATCGGGCAGTGGCTCGAACAGCCCTGCGATGGTCAGCAATAACGGCACGAGCGCTCCGTGCACAGTGGATGCGAGCAACAACGCCTTGTCGTGCGGGTTCAACGCAGGCGTCAGCGACTTCCTCGACGCATCAAGCGCCAACTTTATTGCTACCTCTTTATCCGGCTGGCATCGGGTCACGGTCACCTTCGATGGCACCAATGTATTTTGCTATCTTGATGGCGGAGCGCTCTTCACCGGATCGTGCGCACCTTTCGGCGCTGGCGCTGTCACCCCGAGCAAAATTCTTGGCGGGAATACCTCGGACTTTATGACCGCGTGGGGCGACGCAGCGGATTTCTTTGCCTGGTCGCGCCAGCTAAGCGCCGCTGAAGCCGCCCAACACTACGCCGATCCCTACGCCACAACCCTGCGGCCGCGCTTCTCCGAGCGCTGGCGGATCGGCGCAGCGGCGAGCGGTGGCACGCGCACCAACCTTTCCTTTTCGGCATCGAATGCCGCCGTCGCATCTCTGACGCGGCTTCCCTCGAAGGCGCTCAAAGCCAATGACAACGCCGTCGCCTCGCGAAGCGCTGCCGTGAGCAAGGCAATCCAGGCGACTGATGCGGCTATCGCCAGCCGCAGCGCCCTGACGAGCAAATCCTTTGCCGCGACCGACGCAGCCGTCGCATCGCTTCAGACGAGCAAGCTCAGCTTCGTTTCGGCCGCTGCTTCGAATTCAGCGATAGCGTCCCTGCGGAGATCGGCTTTATCCGTCCGGCAGGCGGTCGACGCTGCGATTGCGACGCTCGGCCGGCAGACTGCGGCAAGCCGGCCGGCGTCGTCATCGGCGATCGCAGCGCTCACACGATCGACCACCAGAAGCTTGCCGGCTGCGGATGCGGCGGTGGCATCGCTCAACTCTCACCGCGTTGTTTTGCTGTCGGCCTCAGCGACGGATGCGCCTATCGCGGCGCTCGCTCGTCTGACAGGCAAGAACCAGCCCTCATCCGATGCCGCGGTCGCGACGCTCATCCGCCAAACTCGCTCGGTTCGCGCCGCCACGGATGCAGCCGCCGCATCCCTGCTTCGCGTGACATCCAAAAGCTACGCGGCGTTGTCGGCCGCCATCGCGTCGATCGCCTCGCGGCGCGTGGTGCTTCTCTCATTCGCCGCCATCAACGCTGCGGTCGCGTCTCTTTCGCGCCGGACCGGCTTGGCACGGCAAGCCTTGGACGCTGCCGTCACCTCGCTCCTGCGCGCTACATCGCTTTCCCGCTCTGCCTCGTCATCGAGCCTAGCATCGCTCGCCCGCAGCTCGACGCGGTCAATGCCGGCGTCTGATCACCCTGTCGGTACGCTTTCGATCATCAAGCTTCATCTTCTCGCGGTCACGGCGATTAATTCGGCGTTGGCCTCTCTTTCAAAAAGGCTTTCGAGGAGTGCACCGGCGATAGATGCCGCATCGGCAGGGCTCTCCCTCCGCACGTCGATCGCGCGAGCCGTCGCGGTTTCGTCGCCGGCGACGTTCTTGGGGGCCAAGGTGTCGCATGTGAGCGCTTCCGCTTCGTCCGACGTGGTCGCATCGCTGACAAGGCAAGCCTCGGCCGTGCGCACGGCTTCCAGCGCATCGACTGCCTCGTTCAGCCGCTTTGTCGCCCTGGTTCGGCAGGCTGCCAACGCGGCGATCGCCGCGTTGCATATCAGCAATCTTTCCGAGCTCATTGCGGTGCGGGTGCGGGCGAAGGATCGGGCGCGCTATCTGGCGAGCGCCATTGCGTCTTCGCGCTTTGCGTCGCATGCCCGGTCGGTGCTGCGCTTCCTTGCATCGCCTCGACATTCAAAGGATGAGGAATCGCCATGACCGCAGCGGTGCCAAAGGTCTATCCGCTTAAGTCCACCATCACGCTGTCGGTCGATTTCAGCGAGATTGCCGATGGCTCGGTCATCGATCCGCCCGAGGTCAATCTCTACCTGCTCGATCCGTCCCAAGCGCAGACGGTCGTGAGTTTTCCGGGCGATGTGATCCGCGATGCCGCCGGCGTCTTCCACTACGACCTGGTCGCGACCCTCTACGGCGTTTGGACCTACAAATTCCAGGGCACCGGCAACGGCATCAACGCCACGACCGAGGACATCACCTTCGAGGTCAAGCGCAGCGTCATGAATATGGGATAGGAGTGGTTAATCCAATCTCAAGCTTTCGAGAGCACACCATGCCTTCTCAGCCACACATCTCGGGCTGTCTTCAGGCGGCTCGAAAAAAGGAGGGAATGCTATGTCGCTCAGCGATGCGCGCGCTATGGTTGCCGGCATTATCAACGCGAACACCCTGGTCGATGCACGCCGTGCGGCCGGTCGACTTGGGGCCGAGCTCGAAGACCTCGGGGTACATTTGGAAGGGCAGGCGAATACGATCATCGCGCTCGGGTGCATCGTCCGGGCTTTGGCTGACCTTCGCGGCGCGGACTCAGTCGAGGTGCATTTCCCCAATCCCCTTATCGGGGCGGAAGTGGATCGGATTTTGGGGCGTTAGAGG